ATCTGCCACCAAATTTCAACATCTCTTAAATCAGATTTGCAATTTTCGATTCTTATGATGTTTCCTTTTCCGTCTGGTTCATATTCTCTATTCATAAATCTAAATATACTATCTTTAACTTTTGCTGTATTAAATTTACTATCATTCATTCCGTCTAGTTCCAGATTAGATATCATCATCCAGAACCAATATGCTACTGTGTATTCATCATCGGAGTTTTCCATTATATTATTCATATGGAAACATAAAGCTATCATCATTTCGAGAACTGTGCACGGTTCTTCCCATTCTAAAATATCTTTATTTCCTCCACCTTCATATACATATCTCCATCTCAATTCTTCACCATCGGCCGCACGGTTAGAATCGAAATCATCTTCATATGTAAATGTCATACTGTGTAATAATCTTAATAACTTTTTATATGAACGTCTTGTATATCGTCTTTTATTCACCAAAGAATATAACCAATCAAAGTAGTCGTTTAAAATATAATTGTCAATCATAATAACCTCCCTTCTGAACTATAATTGATGAGGCTTTTTATCAGGGAAATCGTCATATTCATCATATTGATATGGATCTCTTATTATTTCATAGTCAACCATGTAAATATCATCTCTAACATATATAGCTTTACAATCCGGATGTTCATCAAATATCTTTAAGTTTTCTTCCCCTGCAACACTATAATCTATTACGTCATCAAGATCGTTTGTTAATACTTTATCTTTGTAATATGTTAATGTTGCTGTGTCATAAGTAGGGTCTTCACCGAACTCTTCAACATCTATGATAAAAGGCTCATAATTAGTTCTTTCTTCTTTTTCTTCTTTTTTATTTTCTTTAGTTTCAGTATCAAAATATTTAGCTGCAGCTTTAGAAAGATATTGTGTATAATTTGTGTAACCTTTCACTATTTCGTCATATTCGTTTTTATCATTTTCTTCTTTTTCTTCTTTGATATTTTCTTCTACTACCATTTTATCTTCGTCTGGAGTCTTAGCGTTTTTTCTAAGTTCTCTATAATAATCTCTCATTTCAGCTATTTCTTCTTCAGCTTCTTGTTGATATTTATCTCTTACCGCTCTTGCTGCAACTGCAGCACCGGCTAAAGCGCCGGCTGCGAATATACATAAACCTTTAAATAGTTTCATAAATGACCTCTCCTTTACAAATATAATTTAATCACCGAATATACTGTCAGTACCTAAGTTGTCCATTTCATCTCACCAAGCTAAATCCCATATAACTCCGTCAACGTTGAAGTCTAATAATATGTTTGGTTCATATCCGTTTACAAATGCTCTAACTCTATCTCTTTGCATATTATATATACCGAAATCTACAAAGTTATCTCCTGTTGGATTATCTGGATTATATACCCAACCAACTACTTGCCCTGCTTTAGTTTCATCAATACCTAACATTCTATAAACTTCATTTAGGAACAATCTACCTCTTGCTTTTAATAAATCATTTGCATATTGTTGTTGAGCTTTTAAGAATGTTAAATTGTATTCGGCATCGTTTTGCCAAGCTGCACAACTTTCATCAAAGAATCTTGCATAGTCACTATAACTTTCTGGACTATTAGGGTCAACTTCTACTTCTTTGACAGTTTCTTTTACTTCATTTCCATTTTCATCAACAGTAGCAATTTCTTTAGCTTTGATGTTGTATCTTATTTCTTTTTCTACTTCTTCACCAAATCTTTCAGATACTCTTTTTCTATATTCTTTGAATGATTTATCTATTGTAGCATAAGCTGCTGTTAAAGCTGCATTTCTTTTTCTTAATATATTATTTGATGCTAATAAACATCCTAATGAACCCGCACATAATATAACTGAAGGTGCATATAATTTTGCTATTTTCATACCTGTTTGTACGTATGTTATAGTTGTATCACTCTTAGCATCATGCTCATTATATTTATCAGAATATGCTGGATCAGATACTACTTCTTTTATTTTATCCAATTGTTCTTTTGAATCGTCTAAAATATCACTTAATTTTGTTGTTGCTTTACAAGCCATTACGAAACTTCCTACTACACCAACAACTCCAACACCTGCTAATATTTCAGGTGAATGTTTTCTAACTTTCATTTCAGATTTTCTATAAGTCACCATTAATTTATTTTTAATATTTTTCATATTATTTCATCTCCTTATTAAAATTATCTTCTTTTTCTTCTAAGCTAGCTACATAATATAGCTTATCTATAAAATGTGATATTTTCATAGATAATCTTAGAAATGTAATTAAACATGTTATTCCAAGAATCGGTAATATTTTTTCAAAATTTGCATTTAAAAATAAAGCTATAAGTCCATCTACTATTATCATAAATATACCTCCTTATAACGGTTTTACTCTAGGAAATACTAATAAATATCCGTCTCTAGTTCTTTCTATATCAGCATCTCTTAGATTAGTCCATCCGTACTTATTGTCTGTGTATTTTCCAGATATACCAACTAAGTCATATAAATCAGCAACACTTACAACACCATATGAATCTATTAAGTCTTCCATTCTATTTAATACTTCTTCAGCTTCTCTTCTAGATTCTAATATAACATCTTCGTAATCATAACCTACAGCTCTTCTTCTAGAACTTCTTCTATAATCGTCTTCTCTATCATCATAATATTTGCTATATGATACTTTACTTCCTCTTGATTTACTCTTAGATTTTGTTTCGCCATATAACAACATATCAATACCATTTGATACTATTTCGGATAATGTCTTCTTTGCCGCTGGTAATAATACATCATATAAAATATAATCTCTTACGCTTGAAATATCTTCCGTTACAAATACATCAGAAAACTTATTAGCTCCTGACTTCTTTTTAGTTTTTACTTTACCAGTTGCTACTTTTTCTATCTTTTTATCTTCTTTTCTAACTTCACCTTTAGATTTGTGAGAGTTTGATTTGTATTCTTCGCCTATAACATTTTTCATAATTAACGCTCCTTTATAAATATATTTTTATAAAAACAAAACCAAAAGAGAAAGCAATCGTTTAAATTGCTCTCTCTTTTAAAGTCATACATCATTTATAGATATAATTATGTCACTAATTATACTTCTTCAGATTCAACTTCAGCTTCGATAACATCTCCGTCAGTGTCTAATCCTTCATCATCACTTTGTTTCATCTCAGCTTTGAAAGTTCTAATTCCTGCCATAGTAGCTTTGAATACTTTCTTTATAGGTTTGCGTGCTAGCATTGCTAGTCCTGCAACCGCTACAATTCCAGCTCCAATTGCCATTACATTGACATTAGAATCTTCTTTTTCTTCGGCTTCAACTTCGTCAAAAGTTCCCATTACAGATTGTCCATTTTCATCAATAATATCTTCCACTAAACCATTTTCATCCATTTTATAAGTTAAGTTTTGTTCCATAATATTACCTCCTAAAATTTATATTCTTCTCATAATAGACGTTGTATTTTTCGCGTACTTAAAAAGATTTATCAAAATTATAAGTTGGTTGAATATCATAATTAACAACTACACAAGGTTGACCGTTGTCTGCTATTTGTGCACTGAAATATATTTCTACCATACCATTCTTAACGTTCCATCCTACAGCAGTCCCCATTTCAGTAGCTGGTATATCTAACATGTCATAAAATTCATTTAATGAACAATAGTCACCAGTTAATAAAATATGGTTTAATTCGTTCTCAGCTTTCTTTATTCTATCTGCATCAGAGTTAAAATATCTTCCAGTTATAGTGTCGTAGCATAAAGTTTCACCTTTAGAGAATATAACTGTATTGCTTGATATTGGATCTTTTGTCATTCTATCTTTAGATACTTTGTCACGTACTTCTTTTTCTTTTTCTTCGCCAATAACTTCTACAACTTTATTTCTATATTCAGATAAAGCTCTTTCGGAAACATGACAAGCTGTAGTTAATACCGCATTTCTTTTTGTGTTTACATTATTTGCTCCTATAATACAAGTTGCAGATAGACCAAACATAACTGTTGCTGGTAAATATGATTTCCAAGACATTTTTAAAATATCAACTTTAGTTAATTCAGGTTCCTCTTCAAGTCTTCTTATTTCTTTTTCTTTTTCTATTGCAGAATATACTTTAGGTGTTGCTTTTACCGCCATTACAACAGAACTAAACATTCCTGCTATACCAACCCCTATTAATATCTCAGGACTATGTTTTGTTGCTTTACCTTTTATTCCATCATATAAATTTTTAATATCCATAATTACCCTCCTCAAAATAAAAAGTACAAGTCTATGCAAGACCCGTACTTCTTTTACTATTCACTTATTTTGCTCATATTTTCAAGAGCTTTGGCTACTTCTTCTTGAACCGCTTTTTGCATTTGCTTATCATTAGATTTCTGTCCAACTAATGTTGCTGCTATAGTTAGTACAGTAGCTCCTATAGATAATAATGTAGTTGTATCGATTTTAGTTTTCATAAACCCATCTCCTTTAAATATAATCTTCTCATAATATACGTTGTAATTTTTGCGTACTTACCATTCTTCATAACCTTCTTCAGGCGGTATAGTGAAACGTATTGCTTGCGCTACCAAACCATCTGGTAATTCCATATCATCCCATTTAATTTCAATCCAAGCATAGTTACATACTTCCCAACATTTTAATCCTGACCAACCTAACACGCTACCGTATTCAGTCTCTGGCAAATCTACATATCTATAAAATTCATTTAGATTAGCATAACCTTCTAATGCGAAAGTCCTATTTAATTTGTAGACAGCATTTTGCAAATTAAATAATGTTGACTCAAAATATCGTCCTGAGTATTCATCAAAGAATAATATATCTTTATCAGATTCCGGCATAGATTGTTGAATATATTTATCCTTTGCTATTTCTTCTCGAACTCTCTTTTCTCCATCTTCACCGTATATGGCTTTGACTTTGTCTTTATACTCGTTGAAAGATGAATTTAAATATGCATAAGCACTTGTAAGAGCTGCTTGTTGTTTTTTGTTCAATGTGTTTGCTCCAAATATACATATTATTGTAGCTGTACCAAATAATATAGTTGGAAAATATACAGGCGCTACAACAAGTGCTTTTTCAAAATTTGTAAGATATTGGCCGTCTCGTTCTATCTTCATATCTTCTTCATTGTCTAATAATTCTATAGCTTTCGGAGTTGCTTTAATGGCTGACAGTGTCGTTCCTACAACTCCTAAAGCTCCTAAGCAAGTTAATATAGTCGATGCATTCTTTTTTGCATAACGTTGTGTCTTAGACGCTATTTTAGTTAAATTCATATTACCACTCCTTTCGAAAAATAAAAGAAAAAGGGCTCTCATCCGGTGTTAACCTTCATTGAATCTACTATTATTCAATTCTCTCATTCTTCATCCAGCTCATAACATTTGTTAATGTTGTACTGGTCCATCGACATCTACCTTTTTCTTAGAAAGAGACTTTAGCAGTAAGCAATTCCATTACTGGCGCTCCTTATACTGTTTTCTCTCTCATAATAGTGCTTGTAAATTTCGCGTGGAAAACTCAAAGGCTATGTTCCCATAACCTTGAGCTTGAAAATCTATTTCTTTTTAGATGTAACTTTGATAATAGCTCCAGCGATAACTGTTAGTGCACCTGTTACAACTAAACTGTCAATCGCTCCTTCAATTACTCCTAAACCAAATGATTTCAAATATGGATGTTTGATTTCATCAGTTTTATTTACAACATCGTTTTCGATTTCAGTATATTTGTTTTCAGTCCAATCTAATATATTTTTCACTAAACTTGTATTCATAATATTACCTCCTAAAATTTATATTCTTTTCATAATAGACGTTGTAAATTTCGCGTGAAAAACTCAAAGGCTATGTTCCCATAACCTTGAGCTTGAAAATATGTCTAAAGTCTAAATAATTTTGATAAAGCCCTTCCGGCAGTTGTGGTAAAAGTATAATCTTTCTCGAATGAACAAATCATTTCAGCGAATATTTTTCGACACTTAGCCTCAATAATTGGCGTAACTATTACAGCCGCTCCGATTTCGACAAGTTTGATTAATTTATCTCTTGCATCAGAGTCTAAATCTTTTTGTCTATCGATTGCCGCCATAGCCTCGTCAAAGTTTGTGCTAGTATCATCATTATCCTCTAACGCTTTGTTAAGACGATCGTTTATAACTTTCTCCAATAACACCTTATTATCTTTATTCATAAACCCATCTCCTTTATCTTTATTCTCATAATAGGCATTGTTATTTTTGCGTACGTTCAACTTTAAACAATACATACTTGGATTTATCTATTTTATTAAAATCTTCAACTTGCATACTATAAATATCTTTCATTGGATCGGTGTAATCAACTTTCATTTTGCCAAGATAATATTTATTAGTAACACGCCAACGTGCAAATATGAATCCTAATACAAAACAGATTAAACCTAAAATTACATCATTCATCATACTTCATCTTCTCCTTTATCATCTAAATATGAGTACATGTCGTACTCGTTATTAAAACCAAAATCATAAGCTGCCATTTGCATAAATATTCGCATCATGCAAAAATATGCATTTTGTTCTCTGTCCGTTTCTGCTTCTGAATATAACCGTTTTAAACGCCAACCTTCTTTTAATAGTATATTGCCACGGTCTCGGTTTGGCATTTTATCGAGGTCCTTTTGATACACTATTTTTTTCATCTTACGTAACTCCAATCTTAAATAAATAGTACCATATTTTTCCAAATATGTCCAAAAGAAAAAAGAGGAGCCCATGTCCGCTCAGGCTCCAATTAATTAAAAAGGGGGTAGAGACACCTCTGTCTCTCATAATAGGCGTTGTAATTTTCGCGCAAAAATAAAAGCCCCCGAAGGGGCGTCATTATAATATTTTGACTTTTTTCTTATCTTTTCTTATCATTGATAAATCTACTTTTAATTCTTCGATACGTTTTAATTTTCTAGGTATTCTGTCAAATTTATTTATCGGGGTATTTTTGTCTAATCTTTCTATAGATTCAGTTATTTCTTTTATTTCGAATAACACTCTTCTTTCTTCTCGATTTAGGCTATTCATAGCAACGTCTGCCACAGATTTTAACTTAAACATTAATCCTGCAGATACTACTACGCCAGCTCCAATTATGATTTCTGTTTTATGTTCTCGTATAAAATTTTTAACTTTTCTATTTTCTTTCATAGTAATTCCTCCTAATAAATATATTTCATAAGAGAGTATGTATTAGTTGATATTTCGTGACTAATATATGAGCTACTCGGGGTACCATTACTGGCGGTCGTACGAAACTCTCATATATCTAAAATATCGTAATCATATATTAACCACACCTAATATATAATCTACTATTTATACTCTCTTCATAAAGGAGCATGTATTTGTCGCGCAAAAGTAAAAAAAAAAAATAAAATGCCGACACAACCGTGCCTTGACGCTATAAATAGCACAATAAACATTTTACTTCATAAAGGGATATGCATTTCTCGCGCAAAAATAAAAGCCCTTGATAGGGCTAATATTTATTTAACGTCATTAACATTTATAAATATACCTTCTTTGTCGTTTCTTATATCCTTTATAGTTTTTATTATTCTTACACTACCTATAACGATTAAAGCACAACCTATTAATATTTTCATAATATCAACTCCTTTTCATAATAGACGTTGTAATTTTCGCGCAAAAGTAAAAGTCCTTGATAGGACTAATACTCTAGAATTCATCTATATCTATTTTCTTCATTAGTCTTCTGAATTCATGTTTATCCATTCTAAGTTCTAAATCTGTTTTTATAACAGTGTCGCCATCGTCAAAGCGTACATTTAATGCATTTAAATCTAAAGTTACTTTACTTCCAATTTGTTTGCTTAAATATTTGCTTATTAATTTTGAAACCATCTTTCTCATAAATTTTGAACCTAAATTTAATTTCATTTCATCCATACCTAACCTCTCCCTTAAATATAGTTTTCTTTCATAAAGGGACATGATATTTTCGCGCAAAAAGAAAAGCCCGTGTTAATGAGCCTTTCTGTGTTTTCTATAAGCTTTGAATATTAACCAAGGAATCCATAATCCTCCAGTCAACGCTATCATCATTATATTCCACCATACTAGTCCTATAGAACAAAGAATGTTTCTAATTTTATCTGCCGCTTGTTTGTGGTTCTTGTCTTCTAATAAATTTGATCCTTCACTTACGCCATATAAAACATTATCAACTAAATCCACCTGATCTAATATAAAGTTAAATATCATATTAAGCATAATAACATCTCCTTTAAAAATATAGTTTTCTTTCATAAAGGGACATGATATTTTCGCGCAAAAAGAAAAGCCCCAGAAGGGGCTAGTCTTATCTAGCTTCGATTTCTAATATGTCTATCATTAGATAACCTTGTTCACTATCGTATTTATCTATTGTTGCTTTAACTTTTACATTACATTTTCCAAATACTAAATTTCCTAATTTTGTTCCTGCTATATCTTTAACTTTTATATATGGTCCATTTATTTCGTCTTCACTATAGTCTCCTGCTGCCATTAACATTTCAAATCTTGTGTCATATCCTTCTCTTAATTGTGCATCTAGTATACAACCATCAAATTCAATAACTCGACGTCCACAGTATCCGTTTTCGTCATCTTTAATACTGTTAAAATATTTATCGTATTCTTCCTCTGATAAGTTAGTTGTTAAATAATGTTTTAATTCTTTCTTATCAAATTCGGGTACAACTTTTTCTTTTTCAGTTTCAGATTCTTTAACTTCAACTTGTTCATCTTGTTTAACTTCAGGTTTTTCTACTTTAGCATTGTTTTCTTCAGTACTTTCACATCCTATCATACTAATTCCTAACATCATTGCTATTGTTATTCCTAATAATTTTTTCATATAAAACACTCCTTTAAAAATATAGTTTTTTTCATAAAATAAGATGTAAAAAATGCGTATTTTACTGACATAATACTGACCAAAAACGCTTAGAATCGAAAATAGAGCCTCAGAGAGCTAAAACATAAAACTGTATATTTTATGTCTTACCCAATTAGGAGGGGTACATAGACGTACGAAAAATTAAAAGAATATGTTAAAAGGACGCATACAAAAACGTATACGCCCTTTTTAAATAGAGTAGAGAAGAGTGGAGTAGAGTACTATTTTACTTTTTCTGTATAGTTAAGATTTATCCAACCTTCTCCAGATTTTAATTTACCCCAATTACCATCAATTTCTACGATTGTAAATGCATCACCCTTATGGACTTCATTTGTTTTTTCAAATTTTACCCCCGGGCCTTTTCTGACATTTAATTCATCAGTAGTTACTCTATATACTCCTTTAGAATGTTTACTTGGTTCAGTTGCTGGTTCTTTAGTTGGTTCTTTAGCGTGCTCTTTATCTGGTTTTTTATAAACAACACCAAAATATTCACAGATAGCTTTACAAGTAGCCTCTGCACATTTCTTTTGACGACTTGGAACAGGCATTAGCTTAGCCTCAGCCCAAACATCCATAAATCCATACTCGATTAATATAGCAGGCATATCTGTTTGTCTAAGTATTGCTAATGTAAATCCGCTAATATCTACGTCCCTTCTTAACCCATAAGAATATGCATAATCAATATCATTTGCTAAATGTTTAGCTGCTAGTTTACCTAATTTGATAGACTTACTTGAGCAGTTTTTAGTTCTAAGTACAAGAAGTCCACCTTTTCTATTTATGAAACTTGAACACATACCAAAAGCATTATAGTGACAACTTACAAGAATATCACATTTCTTATTATTTGCTCTAGCGGCTCTTGTACGTAAAGGCACATCTGTTTTTCCTGTCATATCGGCAGTGTAAAAATAATTTATACCACATCTTTTTAGAGCTGAAGCTAAATATTTTGCTACTGCTCTATTCCATTCGTTTTCATGTATTATTTCACCTTTCTTTTTAACTACCTTACCATCAACCTTAATATCAGCAATAAGTTTAGGTGTTCTTTTACCTTCTGTATGCATACCATGACCTGCATCTATACCAACTAAATATGACATAAAATCATCTCCCTTTTATTTTTCTTCACTTTCTAATAATTCTTTGAATACTTGATGTAGCCCTGTGGATGCTAGCCCACTAAATAAACCACCTAATAACACTCCTGGGTTTATTGTAAGAGTTATCCATATATTTAATAGTACCCCTAAAATAGCCATAATTAAAGGGATATACTTATTATTTATACTAGAGAAACTAGTTTTAATAACATATCCCACACACAAACATATACCAACTATTACTGGTACTGCATATTCACTTATAAAACTTAAATCCATACTATCAATCTCCTTCTTTATCTATTTTATTTTTATCACTCATTTTAATGTGTTCCTCTACTATCGCCATTCTTTCTACAAGATTATTATGACGATCTACTCTGTCTGACAAAACTGCTATGTCTTTCTTTAAATCTTTAATCTTTTCGTCCATAACAGCGGTATGCTTATTGTTACTAAAATATGAACCGGCTAAGGTTCCTACTAATGCGAGTACTGCTATAATTATTTCTGTATCCATAAATATTCCCCCTATCCTTAATTATACATTTTTAGGCACAAAAGTTTTACTAACTCCATTTATTGTTACAACTAATTCACCTGCATCATTAAAACTAAATTGAGGTAAATTAGAAACTTTATCATCTACATATTTCTTAGTAGTTAAATCCATATCTTCAACAGGAGCAGCACCTGCAGTAACTTTACCTGAATACCAAGCATTACCTTGCCAGTCTAAAGTATATGCATTGTGTCTGTTATTTTTGCCTGTACCATTACCTACTATATGGGCATAAACACCATTTGAATCTACTACATTATATTTGCCTTGTACATGTTGATATTGTGACGCAGCTTCGGTAAAACATCCTTCTGAATGGCTACGCTGTCCAGAAGCTACTGTATAATAACCTTCAGCATGCGAACCTTGTCCTGATGATTCACAAACTATACCTTCAACGTGTGAATATTCTCCAGTAGATGCAGATTTAAAACCTTCGGCATGAGAATAACTACCATTTGCTACTGTAAGTCCACCTTCAGCATGGGCGCCCGGAGCACTTGCAGTTGTTTGTATACCCATTGCAAATGTGAAATCATTACTTGCTGTATTTTTATATCCTATTGCTGCGCTACCTGTCCCGATATCACCTATACGATTAACGCTAATAGAATTTAATATTTCTAAATCTTTTGGCATTAAATAAGTCGGTATATATTCTATATCCATTTTTAATATTTGTATTGTTGGTGGAGCAGCTAATAATTCATCGCTTAATTTTATTTCATAAGCACATTTAGTATTATCAGTATAATATTTAGTGTTATAGCCCATTTTATTCATTATTGATATTGAAAATCCATCACCAGTTACTATTATTGTTTCATATATTTGATCATTACCTGGCATATTATTTATACATAACGCTCTATATCTAACACCATTAACTATTACATGATATTCCTTGCCCATTTCTAAGTAAGTAACATTATTGCTTTCATATATATACGAATTATTGTTAAAAGAATTAATCATAGTTGAAGTATCAATGGTTTCACCGACAGTTTCACTTTTAATATAACCTATTCTATTATCATCTACATATTTCTTAGTAGCTGGATTATAATTTTCTGTTGGTGTATATTCTTGCGTATTTCCTATTTTTAAATATCCATATAAACCTTTTTCTAGTGTTTTAGTACTTTTAGTATATTTGTATTTATCTGTACCACCTAGTATAAGTATAAATAAAGTATCAGTATTTCTTGCACACAATATAAAATCATCTCTAGTCATAGCACCGCCAATAAGGGCTATTTCTGTTTCGCTACTATCTTCATTTGTATAAATAAATGAGAATCCATATACATTAGCATATTTATTTGGTACAAAGTATTTTTTATATGTTCCCATATTATTACAATTAACATATATACGTTTATTAGTTTCATCAATTCTTAATATAGGTAGTTGTTCAAGTAATATATTATCATCTACATATTTTTTAGTTGCTAAATCTTTATCATCAGTAGGAGTACCTTCTTGAGATAATTTACCAGCATACCATCCGTTACCTTTCCAATCTAATGTGTGGGCATTTGACCTTTTAGCATCACCAGCACCATTACCTACTATATGAGCATATTTACGATCTTTGTCTTCAATATTATATTTACCTTGTACGTGTTGAAATTGAGAAGAAGCTTTACTTCCATACCCTTCTGCATGAGAACTAGCACCTGAAGCAGTTGTATAATCACCTTCTGCATGAGAACTAACACCTGAAGCTGTTGTCGTAGAGCCTTCTGCATGTGAGCAAAAGCCTGTGGCTTTAGTAGAACCACCTTCTGCATGAGAATTGAAATTTGAAGCTAATGTACTACTACCTTCGGCATGAGATTGATATCCTGATGCGGTTGTACCACTACCTTCGGCATGAGAATTACTAGCGGAAGCTACTGTAAACTCACCTTCTGCATGTGAACAAAAGCCTGAAGCTTCTACCATCATTCCCATAGCAGTAGAAAATTCACCTATTTTAGTATTAGGATCACGTTGCATACTTAAACTATTATAGATGTCAACATTTTTTCCAAGTAATAGCGTATTAAATTTATTAACAGATACTTCAAATAATGTAATTCCACTAGTAAATATAGGTGGTTTAGCATCATCAATTCTATCCATTTGCACCACTGCTGTATTCTCACTATATTCACAGTCTTTATTGTGGTAAGTGCTTATCTCCCCACCACTTATATTATTAGTAGTATCAGCTATATTATAAAATTCTAGTGTTATTCTAGTTTTATTATGTTCTGTTATATCTTCAGTATATACTGAACCTAATCTGTAACGTTTATTGTTGACTTCAATAAAATATAAAGCGTCATCTTTAATTGTAAAGTTAGGGAGTTCAATGTACATAGTTGTATCGTCAGGATTAGTTTTAGCTTCGGCCCATGCTTTATTTAATTGGTCTACCGTTATATTAACCAGTACAGTTTCTGAATTAATACGTGGTACGTTAGTATTTGTAGTATAAATACCATCTTCGATTTTATTTAATGATACATTTGTGATGATATCGCCGTCATTCCAATTAGTTTTATTATATTTTCCATTATCGTCAAACGTTGGTATATCGGCGTCTGATAATGTAGCAACGGCATAATTTGCTTTTGCTAATCCTACCACGTTTGTAGTATTATCGTCTTCAATTGCAATTGGCTCTTTAATTTCAATACCATTTTCAATTGGTGGTATTGTAACCCTACTTTGTTTATTTTCATCCATTAAACGTATTTGGAATGTGTAAACACCTAATTCTTCAATCTCGTCAATCATTTCTTTGGTAATAGTAAATAATACTGTACCATCTTTAGTGGCACTTACCTCACTAAATATTGGGGGTTTATTATTTGGCGTTTTTATTACTAATTGTCCATAACTTGCATTAGTTGACTCAATAACATTGGTTGCTACTGTATTACTGTATTTAAAAGGAGATTGTAATATAGTAAATCTTATCTCTACATTTTTATCTCCTCTATAAAGTACAATAGTCGAATCCATTTTTGAAACATTGTTAGAGATTTTAATTGTACTTTCAGTAAAAATCATTTGCAATCCACCTCCTATTTTATATTACTTTCTTTTTCGTTTTTTAATTCTTCAAGTTCTTTTTTTAATATATCGATTTGTTGTTTATATATTTCACATTGTGCTTGAATTAGTACTTTTTGATGATTAGCTTCTGCCAATTCTTGTTTATATAATTTAGCTATTATATTTATAGTATTTATAGCATCCATTTTGATTAATCCCTCCTATTCTTTATAAGTTACTTTCATCGTAACGCTACCTGAACATACTGCATAATTACTAGAATTATAAGCGGACTGAATACCAAATCCTTTTATAGTGCCATTTTTTAAAGCAGTTAATATAGTGCTATTAGTTATAGTCAACTTACCGCTGCTACCAACCGCAATATTAACGCTACCACAACTTGAACCATATGAAGGTTTTCCACTTGGTCTACTTGTGTAATTATGAGTTTTTACTACTACTGGCACGGCTGAATGAACCCCACCAGATATTCTCTTAATAGTAAGTTCTATCTTAGTTACATTTTTACCCTTAAATTGATTAAATTGACTACCAAAGAACCAGCATCCATTACAGTCGCCGTAACCATAATCACCCTGTCTTGCAGTATTATCTTTCTTCCAGTTGTTATACACACTACTTCTATATGTATCACCACTGTTAGATTTTATTGTTACAGTTTTTGTAGTTGTTGGAGTAGGAGCTGGGTTGTCATCTGTAGTTTGGTTGCCTCCTTCATATGTAGCCTTACCATGTGCTATTATTTGTCCAGGTAGTGTTTGAGCAATATTTGCAGTAAGACCTCCACAGTGAGCTGCGTTGGCTATTGTTATTACTGAGCCACTTGTATTCTGGAACCCATATTGACTACATACACCACTTGAAGCTGCATCATGTATTCTTCCTCCACCACTTCCTCTAAATCCTACATCACAATTGACAAACTGTATGTCCTTATAGTATCCAGTAGAATATGAATCACCTATAATGCCAACAGTTGCAGATTGTCCGTCAGTAGCTTTATTATCACTACCGTATATTTTAAGACTATATCCATTAATTGGTGCACTTTCCTGTCCGATCAAGCTACCAGTTCTACTGGCAACTGCACAACCTGTGCTTGGATGTATTACACCAGTCTTAGCAGTTTCATATTTCATATAGCCGCCATATACACGGACTTTAGTTGAACTCATATAATTTCGTATATAACCATATACTGTATTGCCATCTAAATATAGATTTATTACACCACTAGTAAAATATTGAAAATCTATATTTTCATATATACTCTCTTGTATCCATATATTTACAGTTTTACCATTAAGAAATTTAGGTAGAGCGTCTATTGCACCACTAACTGTGGCGAATGATACACCGTCATATAACTCATTATCATCGCTACCACCGCTATTAATTGATATTTGTATATCATCTTCGAGCGTACTTGGATACTGAGCATTATTAATTTTATTTGCAGTTATTGTATCTGCTGTAAGTTCTCCTTCAACTGAGAAACTATCCCCAATAACTTCAGAACCTTGTATTTGTGCACCAACTATATTACCTTCACTATCTACACTAAATGTATTACTTTGATTTCTAAAAGTACTACCTATAATTTCAGAACCTTGTATTTTTGCGCCAACAATGTTTCCTTCACTATCAACACTAAACGTATTACTTTGGTTTCTAAAAGTACTACCTATAATAGTTGCTCCCGTAATAGTTTTACCATCAATAGCACCGTCAACTATCATGTCGCCGTCTACTTTTACTTGTTGAGTAATTATGTTTAATGCATTCTCTGTTAGTGTCATCGAACTTGTATTATTACCTTTAACCCACCAAGCAAATTTATCAGATAATTGTTGATATTTTGTTTCATTAGATTTAATCACAGAGCTTTTTGTGATTGACGCAACTGGTATAGTCTTTTTTACATTTGTTTTTCCTTCAATATTAATAGTTATCTGTATCTCACCAGCATTTCCTGTTACTGTAAGGAGAGTGATCGTTTTATGATCATCCTCCAATTTTGCAGTACAGTTAGAAGTGTTGGTTATGGTTACTTTATATTGTCCATCAGTTGGTGTTGAGTTAACTGCAACTAACTGAGTAGTTCCATTGTATATATTAATTTGAGTATTATTATTAGTTTCTTCTACAACTACTTTATTTACTGTTGTAGTGAATGCATTACTGTATATAGTAGCACTTGTAGATGATCTATCAACTTTTGATGTAAACGAATTACTATATATTTCACTCATAAGCAATCACCTCCTAGCTTGTTTTAGTTAAATTACAATATGATAAATACTTACGTGGGTCATAACATCCATATCTTATTTTAGTTGTTGTTGCAGTAAATGAATATTTAGTGTTATAGTCACCTGTACTAGTAAATAATTCTTTAACAAAATTATCATTGTCATCATACGCATAGCACCATACCCAAGTAGCATCCATTTGTAATGTATAATGACCGCCTTTTTCAACTGTTACTGGATTAATTGTTGCCCAATCGCTGCTACTATCAACTATTTTATGTGTGCTAGTATCAACTTTTTTTCCAAATGTCATATTACCGATAGCACCAGGAGCTGGTTCTGGAGTAGTTGAACCACCTGAGCTTTTTTCTCTTAATGTACCATTTGATACAGTTAATGTTATTTGTTTTGATACACCTGAGTGAGAAGTGGCAGTTATTATTACTTCCCCATTAGCATCTGCATTAGTACTACATAATCCACTATGAACCCAAACTAAACTTGAATTACTAGATTCCCATGTCAATGATTTATTAATACAGTTATCATTAAATGTTGGTCTTACCATACAGTTATGTGAACTATCATTGGCATCCATAGCAGTTAGTGAGAAGTCACTAGAATTTAATACTAGATTATCAGTACTTAGTGGATAATATTTTATCCAATCTACATATTGAGTAATTTCAGTAGTACTACTATCAGGAGTACCACCACTAGCACCAATCGCTTGGTTAACTAGTATGAAATGTGGTATATGGAATGCTCTATTATCAGTAGCACTTGTTCTTGATAATTCATGTCCATCTATAGAGAAAATTAATGTACCGTCTGTTTTCCATTCCATTGCAAATTCATGCCAATCACCAGTTGGATAATCATTATACCATACACGTCCACTTTCTTCTTTTTCATTAAAGAACGCACCACAAGTTAGTTTACCGTTATAGAATTCCATAACGTCAAACTCACCACAATATGCCCACCATTCGCCTAGTGTATCAGGATTACCATTTTCTTTATACCCAAATTCAAAGGAGTCACCTAAAGTCCAAAACGCACCAAATGCACCATTGTAGTTACATGCTCTAACTCTAGCAACTATTTTACCATACATGAAGGCAAAATGTTTTTTAGATATAATAGAAGCAGATGTCCAAGAACCATCACTTGCTTTTAATCCTCTTAGTGCTAATATGCCGTCATTAACTTCAGCATTTGTATTTGTATATTTTTGAGTTTCATTATTTCTTACATAACCTAATTCATATGACCACTTATTTGAATCTATTGTGTTACTTGAGAAATCATCGATAACGTATGCCCCATCACTATCTAATAATTCACTTGTACTGGAAGAAGTTTTAGTTAGTGTTCCTGTTACTTGTGCACCATCACTTGTTCCACATATTCTAATATATGAAGCACTAGCTGGTACAGTAAATTCTGTTGATAATGAGCCAACTGACCAATCTGATGTATTGTTTTCTATATATCCTCCTGAGTCATTGCCTAGATAAGTATCGCTACTGTTATAGAAACATACACAAACGTAACTTACAGGATTCATATCAAGTGTATATTTTGCTGATGAAGTTACTGCTATCTTATTAACTGTAGTGTAGTATGTATTATCAGTTGTATCAGTGACTACTCCGTTATCTAATTTTTTACCTTGTGTGAAAGTCATTGAGTCATCACTAGTTTTAGCTTCTAATGTAACAGTAAATACATTACTTGTCTTAGTTGTACCCTTAGCTGTTGTAACTCTTATAGCCATTTGATAAGTTCCAGCACTAGCTTTATTATCATGTTTAAATTTATAGGTTGTTCCACTAGAAGTTACATCACTTGTTTTGTCATAGAATGTGCTTCCCCCGTCCCAAGATACTTCATGTTTTATTACTGCTATATTAGTACTGTAATCAATGTAGAATTCTGTGTTAGCAGTTTGTGTTATGTTTCCTATATTACTTATAGTTAATGTTTCAGTAGTACTTGTTCCTGAGATGTATTGTATATTACTACAGAATGGGGATGAAGCAGTAGATTGACCACACCATCCACTCATATTTCCAGTCAATGTAACTAATTTACTACCGTCTTGTCTATATATAGTTTGTGTATTACCATTTATTTCAATAGTTAACGTTTCCCCTGGATTAATTGTATTCATTTCTAATTTATCAATTTGGGTAGCACCCGTACCCGGAATAGTCATTTTGAATTTTTTACCATTTTCACCGCCGCTTGTATTTCCTAAAGCTATCATATTATAAGTGCCATCCCCATTATCGTTATATATATACCAACATAATGCTCCATAATCAGCTACGCTATCTCTAACAGTAAATTTAAGTTTTGACAATGACTTATCTAATTTTACCATACCCCATTGACCAAGTGTGGAAGCTACTAAATTACCACTCGAATCAACTTGAACTCCTTCACATTTGCCCACTGTTGAGAAGTTTCCTGATTCGGCTACGGTGTATGTTTCAGAAGGTGCTGGAGGCGTTACAGAACCTGAAGTTATTTTACATTTAGATAATTTAGATGCTAATAATTTATGTCCATCTTGTGTAGGATGTAACCCATCGCTAGAAATCAAATCAGGTTGTAACTCAGCATCCTCATGTAAATCTATATATTCAATATTATTAGCCTTACACACTGCTATAATAGCGTCCCTATATTGTTGTAAGGTATTTCCTAAACTATTAGTACCGTTACTATTTGTACTGAATACCCCAGCTCTCATATTAAGTGGAATAATAAATAGTTTTTTAGCATTTGTATATTTATTATTTAAAGTAGTTACAAAGTCATTTAATGCTCCATAAAAATTACTTGTATCAGTACTACTTATATCGCCTATAGTGCAACTTTGTATATAATCGTTAACACCACCAAATATAGTGATAACACTCGGATCGTTGCTTGGCAATTTCCCAAGAAGCGTTGCGAAAGTACTATAACCAGTAGTTTTGTTAGTAAAATGTGATCCATCTTTACCTACGTTATTGATTGTCAAATTATTAAATTTATTTCCTAAAATAGTCATATATTTCGTCTGTGGTAATAAATTAGTATCACTAATACTATCTCCTATTACATACCACGTAGATGCGCTTGATAATAATGCTCCAAATGTTCCACTCTCTGTAGATATTTCACTATCACCACTACTAGTTTCAGTGTACACACATTTTAGTTTGCAGTTATTGTATGTTCCATTATCCCAGTTACTAATATTAAAAACGGCACTAGAGTTGGTAAATGAAGTAGCACTTATATAAGTACTACCTCCATCTTTACTTAGTAAAATGTCGGAAATATTAGTGGCATCTGTTGTAAAGTTTACAGTCAACGTATCCCCTGTTGTACTAGGATTACTTGACACAGTTATTGTTGCCATATAAACACCTCCATTAATCGCAAGTAGTTACTATACACTCTTTACTAAGTATTATAGTATACCCGTCTTGATTTTGAATCGATTCCTTAACTTCATTTAATCCTTCTTTTGTTGCATATGTGCTGCTTACTGTCATTTTGAACCCGTCTAAAGATTGCTCTAATTTTGATTGTTTGCTAGTTACATCTTTTATTTGTTCTGCCACCTGTTCCAATGTTGGGGTTGTATAAGTAGTTTGTGTAGGGTTCTGCCATACTAATTTATATCTTAACCATAAATATTTATCTTGTACTACAGATGGCATACTTTCAACCCAGCTGCCGCCAGTTTGTGTAGTATTACTAGTAGATAAATACCATTGTGGTACCGAGTTAACTAATGATTGACCTTTATCGCCTTGAAGACCTTGGTCCCCTTTTTCGCCATTAACTCCCGGTTCACCTTTAGCGCCTTGAATACATACTGGAGTAGAGTATGTTATGCTACCATCACCGTATGTGTATTTTATTCTTTGCCATATATATTTTCCATTTTCCCATTTAGGAGTAGTGTCTTCTATCCAGCTACCACCAGTTTGAGTAGTATTGCTTGTAGATACATAGTATTGGGTTGCAGTCTTTGTTAATGCTCCTTTGTAATTAGTTTCCAATTTACCTATTGTAACGCTATGCTCATTAACAGTATCTTTGGTTTTATTGTATTCATCTTTCAGTTGTGTGACAGTTCCATCTTGTTTTGTAATAGTTGTATTGTCAATTAAAGTGCTAATTTGTCCTTGGGCTATACCAATATTAGTTGTATTAGTACTTACTTGTTCGATGACACTACTTAAATCCCCGTCAATAGTCACGTCTTTTATAGTGTCAACTGTCTTTTTAAGCTGATTAAATGATACATCTAATGTTTGTTCGGTGTCATCGAATTTTATATGACTGGCTTTGATTGTGCTAGTGTTATTATTAATATTGCTGATAACACTACTTATATCAAGCTTACTCCCGTTTATGTTGGCATTATCAGCTACTTTACTATCGACTATTAACCCATCTTTAATAGCGTCACTCGATTGAATACCATTTTGATTAATAAGCTGACCTTTACCAGTTTCATCATAAAGAACAAATGTAAAATTTCCAGTAGCATCTTTCCCTATTTGTATACGTACCTTACCATCTTTATCTTTGAACTGTTGAAGATTACCTTGTAACAGCATAGAGCCATCATCGCTTTGAATACTAACGTTATTTGTATTAATTATCCCAGTATTAATTTTACTTGCACTTACAGTGTCTATCATAGCGTCTTTTATTAACGCATTTTCAATCGTTGTATTCGCTGCTGTTAAATGAAGCGATTGAATGTTCTCAGATGTTAAATGGCCATTAACCAATGTATTTATGTCAGCATATTTTGCTTCTAATACATCTATTCTTGCTTTATCTGCTTTTAAACTTTTAATATCAGCATTTATAACATCTAAATCTTTTACATTTGCTTTATTTGCTACTAAGGTTTCTATCTCTGCATCTTTAGCTTTTAAATTTGTTATATTAGCATTTGTTGCGTTTAAGTCTTCTATTGTAGCTTTTTTAGCTACTAAGTTTTCTATCTCTGCATCTTTAGCTTTTAAATTTGTTATAGTAGCATTAATTGCTTCTAAGTCTTTTATGTTTGCTTTATCAGCTATAAGTTTATCAACTTGTAGCATATCTTCTTCTAATTTATTAACTTTAATCGAACTAGCTGAAGGAGAAGTAATATTCCCAGTAACTGTAGCGGTATGGTCTTTTATCATTACAGTTACTCTTTCTCCAGATTGTAAATCAGCAGTAGTAGTTATAGGGGTTAATAAATCAGAACCATCTATTTTGACGTACATCTTAGATTCGTATTCTACTGTCGTACCATAAACTATTGATTCTTTTTTCTCTACTGTTTGGTCTCTCGTTATCTTTACAAATTGAGATATCAAATCATTAGGCAGACTCATTTAAATCACCCCCATAATTTATTTGTGTATACTGCTTTTTCTGTGACCGGACATCCCGGTTTGCATTCTATAGATTGGCTAATGACTTTAGCTTTTATGTTTTTTAATCCTGCTCTTTCGTAATTTATTCTAACACAATCGCCTAATCTTACTGGACAATAACCATGAGTATATGATATTGTATATTCTAATGTTGATAAATTTCTAAGAAGCTGTTCTGCATATTCATCTATTTGATTTTTAGTAGGGTCACCTAATAAATCAGGATTGGTTTCTCTATGTATTATTTCTCTACCTCTATTCTGTATTGATATTGGACTATTTTCATCATTATTTTCAACTCTTGCTGTATAAATATCTTTACCATTAGAATATATTACTTCTACAACATTTGGTATTCCATATAAATCCCTGTCTATATCTAAATCAGGGTATAATATAGAACTATTGCTATCATCATAAGTCCATACTGGTTGTAGAGATGCTGTATCTTGTACCGGCATAAATATAATACGACCCATTTCATCCAATCCAAATGTGTATTTAGCATTTGCTATTAAATCAGATAAGAAAGTAATCCATGTATCATCAGTATTTGATACAAAATCGTTAAATAAATTCTTTTCATTTTCAGTTTTCACAACAGGTGCTCTTGCTTGTTCTCGAACAAGTGTATAAGCATTGTTCATTATATTATTGCCCTCTAGTATAGAATATCCAAGAGGAGGCATGCCTTCTTTAAGTTCTAATAGAGGAGTGTAAGCATCCAAAGATATAGTTTGAATCTTACCATCAAACTTATACGAAGGTGTTTGTACTAAAAATGTACCTAAAGGATGCTTTTCTCTAACTCCATTTTGAATTGTTATTAGATAAATTCTTATATAGCATTCACCTAAAGATTCTGCAACGTCTATAGTCGCAGAACCCAAGGTTTCAGCACTAGAATCTCTCTTTATAGTACTCTGTATAACATTATCTATTTTTTTAATGTCTTTCCAAGTCCAAGGATCAACTATATAATATTCAAATGTCTGTTGCATAGTAGATGACCAATCAGCCATATTATGCACCTCCATCTACTCTTGTTATATCAAGTGTAACTGGTATTACCAAATTACAATGTTCTTGACTAAATGACACTTTTATATAAGCCCAATATCCACTTCCTGAAGGCTCTCTCACATATACGTCGTCCATCCATACAGCAAGTCTTCTTAATGCATATAAAGTGTCTTTATCTTCTTTAGCTACATCGACTTTCCATGAAGAAGTAGAACCTAATTGAGTTCCATAATAACTAACAGGTCTTTTTCTTCCTATATATTCGACTAATGTTACATCTGATTCATTTGAATCCGATACATCTATATTGTATGGTAATTTCAACATCGAACCAGCCCACGCAGGTTGTTCCATTTCATCTTCATTTGTAGTATCAAATTCTGTCCATGCTTCGTCCCATTGTATAACAACTGCAGTTTCTCCAACAATAACTCCCGGAATATCAGTATAACTTACTGCTCCTGTTGAATCTGATATAGCGACTATTCTATATCTTGCAAGGTCTAATGCAGGATGAGGGTCTGTTACAAAAGTATTGCTTGCATTTAATATACCAGTTCCGATTTCAACGAATGAACCATCAAATTCTCTTCTATATACAGATAAAGTTATTCCGTCTACTAATTCGCTGACTTCTGATTCAACTTCACAAAAATATACGCCTGTTCCTGATGATAGAGTACCATAATAAACTACGTCACCATTCTCTGTAAATGCCTCGTCAACTGAAGTTCCTTCTATAGTTTCTGATATTATTTCGCTAGTTCGCACATATGTTCCTGTGGTAGTACTCAATTCAACTTTATAACATACCATTGGATAATAATCACAATATGGATGTATATAAGCGCAAAGGGTTTCTTCATCTATGGATATTTCCGCATTAGGTGTGTATTGTTCATCTGTCCATGCTACTTCGAATTCAGCAGATTCTTCAACAGTTAAACCTGAATTCATAGATGCTACAACTGTAACTTTATATGTTATGCCATTTTCTAAATCCACACTATGTGCTGAAATTTCCAAGGCTAAATTTTCTGAAATATCATAAAATTGAGAGTAAACATCATCACCAGCACTAATCATTTTGACGTTTCCTATCTCATCAACGGTACTATAAGTTTCTGTTGAAGTAATAGTCACGTGATAACCTATAGGAGTTTGTGTTGCGGGACCTGTTACACCATTTATATAGAATGGAAAGCTTTCGAGAACAGCTAACGATGTTCCTGCATTATCAGTTATGCTCAAACTTAATGTTGGTGGAGCATATATATCAATTACCCTTTGTGTTGACCAATCACCGTATACTCCTGTTATACCTGCAGTTCTTACTTTCCATTTTATTGTCGTTCCTTCAGTATAAGTAAATGTGCTTAAAACATATTGGCTAGTTTTATCTTTTTCAGATTCTTCTGTTGTGTTAGTTATTGTGTGTGTTTCTTTATTATCACCGATAATTAATTCTAATTCTGCTGTAGTTTGACTAGAACCATCTTCTGAATTATGTACCCAATATAATATAACTTTTTCTCCAACAATAGCCGTAGTGGTTGACGCCCAAGTTGTCGGAGCGGCTGGAGCTTTACCTATTGTTATAGATACTATTTCGGACCAGCCGGATTCTCCTTGCTCATTTGTTGCTCTAACTCTAAAGAAGTATTCTTGACCAGATTCAAGTCCTGTAATTTCAGCATGAGTTGTAGATTCTACGGTTATTGATTTAACTTCACTAGAGCTATCGAAATATATTTTTTTAGTAGTATATTGAACTTCGCACTTTGTAGCATTGGTTACATTGTCCCATTCGATTTGAACTGATGTTTCTGATAAAGCTTTAATGGACGTGATGCTAGCAGGTGTAGAAGGTATTGTTTTAGCTCCATCTGAATAATCAGAATATCCACTATAAGATTTATTACGTTTACTTCTAGCACGAACCGTATATGAATGCCCTGCTTCTATAGTACATGAAAATGATGCTGCCCATTTCTTTATTGTTACTACTCCAGTTTTATAAGTTTTTGAATTATCTTTAATTACTTGAAATTCTATTTCAGTTGCATTTATGTCATCAAGATTTGTCAACGATGCTGTTAATGTATATTTTTCTATTTTTACAGTTGGAACAGGAGGCATTTTCGGAGGATTGTTGTCAAAGTCATAAGTTTTCCAAGATGTATAGTCAGCTGTCCAATAACTAACTTCTTTTTTATTAACCTTATGTTTCTTAGATATAGCTTTCACTTTAAATCTAACTTTTTCAGCATTGCTTGGTGCATTATAAGTACATTGTTCTGCAGTAATTTCTTTTTCTTCGCCAATAAACCATACACCATCTCCAGTATGATAGTTCCATACAACTTTGTATTTATCTGTATTAGATCTTGACCACTCCCAAGTAGCAAATACTGTACTATCAGTATCTGACTGTAAACCAAAATGAATAATTTTTGGACAATTAGATTTTTTAGTTGATGGTTTCTTATCTGGTGTACTATGTGAAGTCGTTGTTTTTCCTGATATAATTAGTTTTTGTCCAACATATATAAGATAGTTTCCATATCTATTTTTCTTTAAATTATTAAGTTTTACCAATTGAGATAAAGATATACCGTATTTTTTACATATAGGACTTGGTAAGTCCCCTTTTTTAACTATGTGATACTTAGTTGCCATTACTTATATCCTCCTTTCCATTTTAGCTGCTCTAACAAGAGTTTCAACAGCATTAGTAATATTGCTTCCATCGTCATATGTGATACCATTTATTTGATAAGTAGTATTGCTTGTATTTCCTAATCCATTTTTTAAGTCTTTTATAGCTGATACTATTTCCTCATTACTAACTCCATTTTGAACTGAACCGATAGATTTTGAGATTCCACCAGATACACCAGCTATAGACATAGTTCTGTTCGATAATAAATTATTTAATCTACTAGCCCCATTTTCAACATTTGTCAAATCCAACACTGGAGATATAACAGGGTTTACATCCATATCAGAATTAAGAACTTTACTTGCCACATTTAATGCTTTATTAGTAGAATTTATGACTGATTGTGCTAATCCTTCAGCTGGTTTGTTTGCAACACTAGCGTATTTGGTTAACCCTTTTGCTAAACCTAAAACTGTATATCTACCTATTTCCATAAATACTCTAGAAGGTGAATGTATCTTTAATATCTCCTTAGCTTTATTTACAACACCACGTATACCACTTGATATTGCATTCTTCGCAGCAGTAATACCAGATTTGATACCTGATGCCAAACCATTTATCAAATTTTTACCAGCACTTACTAATGCATTAGCTGCGTTACTAGCGGCACTCTTAGCTGCATTTATAACACTTCTTATAGCACTTCCAACTGCACTGATCTTATCTTTTATTCCTTTTATAAGTCCAGTTATTAATTGTCTACCTTTATCAACTAAAGCAGTAGCGGCTCCACTAAGAGCATTTTTACATCTATTAAGCGCTTCTTTAGCTGCACTAGCAACCGCACTAAGCTTATCTTTGATTCCTTTAATAAAACCTGTAATTAATTGTCTACCTTTATCAACTAAAGCAGTAGCTGCTCCAACAAGAGCATTTTTACATCTAGTAAGTACTTCTTTAACTGCACTTCCGGCTTGACCAACCTTGCCTTTGATTCCTTTTATAAGTCCACCGATAAGTTTTCCACCAGCTTGTGCCAATCCTCCAACTGCGCTGCCTGCTAAGGATACAGCGGCTTTAACCACTGCTTGGATTAAATTACTTACAGCTTGACCAAGTCTATCGGAATTTTCGTTTAATCCTTTAGCGACACCATCTATAAATTTTATAGCCAAGTTAATACCAGCGTTTATTATTTCTCCTATATGTTCGGCTATACCATTTATAAAATTCACTACAATCTCTGCTCCAACTGTTACTATTTTTTCTATATTATCTGCTATTCCTTGCATTAAATTCAATATTAAGTTTACTCCAACTTCTATAAGCTTAGGAGCTGCCTGACCTATTGCTGTGGCCAAAGCCACTACAAGTTGAGTCGCTGTAGTGATTATTTGTGGTATGCAATTAGATAATGCTTGTAATAAACCTGTTACAAGTTGCGTTACGGCAGTCAATATTTGAGGTAGTCCATTAGCAAAACCAGTTATAAGATTTGTCACTGCTTCAGCTAACTTAGTTCCTAATGTTGGTAATAAGTTTAAAAGTTGTCTTATAAATTCAAGTATTGCAAATCCACTACCTGCAGCGGCAGCTCCAACTAATGTTAAACCAGTACCAAATGCCAATAAACCAGCACCTATTAGAGCACAAGATAAACTTAATAAAGATATAGCACCTGCTAACGCTATTAATGTAGGAACCACTGGAGTTAATACAAGTCCAGCCACACCAATAACAGTAAATGCTCCTGCTAACGCTAATAATCCAGTTCCAACTTGTTGTAGACTAAGTGAACTTAACGCCATCAATTGTGGAGTCAATAATGCTAATGCTCCAGCCATAATAACCATAGCAGTTGCACCTAATATACAACCAGACATTGCATACATTGCCACACCTAATATAGTTAATGACCCTGCTAAAGCGGTAAGCCCAACAGCTAATGATTCCCAAGACATACTAGAGAAAGATTGTAAAGCAGCGCTTAATACTAATAACGATGCTGACATTAAACCAACACCAACCGCTACTAATGATAGTTTTCCTCCTGATATTAATGCTGTCGCTGTTCCTAATACAACTAATGAACCAGCCATGCCAAGTAATCCTTTAGCTAAATTTTCCCAAGATATAGAGCCCATACCCTTAACTGCAGGAACCATAAGATTTAATGCTACTGCCAATGCAGTTAATCCGATAGCTGTAGTTATAATTCCTCCTGATGTAGTTCCAAAACGTGAGAACACTGATAGTCCTGTTAATATTGCACCAATACCAGCTAAGCCTTGTACTAATGCACTTAAGTCCATATTACCAAACTGACTTACTGCTGATGCTAATACATTTAATGCGGCTGCTAATACTAATATTCCTGCAGCATTACCTAACCCCATTTTGACGCCATCCATTAATTTTGAGAAAGCTACCATTTCTGTTAATACTGCTCCTATACCGACAAGACCTTGAACTAGGTTATCTGTATCCATATTACCAAGTGATTTAACTGATGAAGCGAATACGGCAATCGCAGCTCCAAATATAATCATAGATGTAGCCGTCTTAATCAAACCTTTACTTGAACCATTCATAAGTTTCACAGCGGCAGACATTGTAAGCATCAAGCCAGCAATACTAACTAGGCCTTTAGCTATTTCTTCCCAATTAAGACCAGATAAGATTTTCATTGATGCTGATAGCAATAATATAGCAGTTGCTAATCCAATCATAGCAGTTGCTAATCCACCCATCTTCAAGAAACCTTTAGTCATGTCTATTTTTTCCAAATATACCATTGCACCCATTAATTCTATAAATAGGGCTGTTATACCTGTTAAAGCAGTGTTTAATCCTGCGTCGTCAATTGTTGATAAAGTAGCCAATGATAATGCCAATATACCAACTGCGGCTGCTATTTTTAATAAAGTTCCAGCTCTTATATTTTGTGACCATGCTGTTAATGCATCACCTACTGTGTTTAATACATCTGCCACAGCATTACCTGCTTCTTTTATAGCGCCAAAGAAGCTTGTAGATTCTTTCACTGTGGATTTTAATGTGTCCAAACTTCCTTTTATTGTTTTAAATATTCCTCCAGCTAATAACGTGTTAAGCATTCCAAACATAGCTCCAAAATCTATTGAACCTAATGCTTTACCTACACCTTCAAGTATTGGAGCTATTCCGTTTCCTATTCCTTGTAATGCACTACCTATAGCACCAAATACTTTACTAAAATCTAGTTTGCTTAAATAGTCAAAGAATGAAGTAATACCTTTTCCTGCTCCACTAATAACAGAGCCTATAGCATTAAGTCCTGCTGAAATACCATCTGAAACTTTACCAAAGAAGTTACTCTTATTAGCGGCATCATTTATACTTGAAGCAAATTTACCTATCCCTGAAGTAATTGTTAATAACACTTTACCAACACTACTAAACACGTTTGTTAATGGTGAAAAAGCTTTGAATAAAGTAGTTACTGCATTTTTTCCTAAATTAAGAACTGAGAACACACCTTTAAATGTGTTTTTAATTTTACCAGCTGTAGAATCACTCATTTTGAATTTTTCAGTAAGATCTTTAAATCCTTTTGAGATTTGAACTAATTTTTCTCCAGTCATAGGTGGGAATACATCTCTAAAAGCATCTTTAATTGATCCAATTCCTTTACCTAAGCCTTGCACTACATTCGTTATCCCTTTTATAACATCATCTCTACCGCCGTTCTCATTCCAAAATTTAAGCATTGCATTTCTTGCATCTGTAGACGGTTGAATTATCTTATTAAAACCATCACTAATAGATGTTAAAACTTTAGTTGCTTGATCTTTGTCACCTATAATATATTCCCATGATTGAGCCCATCCTGAGCCGACAGATTCTTTCATTGTATCAAATAATTGTGAAACAGTTTTAACTTCTGTAGCTGCTTTAGTAGCATTTTCTGCTAATTGAGTTATTGCTTTCGCTTGTGCATCAGTATAACCTTGAGCTTTCAATTCAGCTTCTGTGTATGCCCCAGAAATTTGTTTTAATGTTTCAGTTAATACATCGCCTGTTAGCCATTCACCTTTAGTTAAACTATCCCTAAAACTTCCATATTTTTTTATAGCTTCATCGGCGCCTGTTCCCATTACTTCAGATGTTCTTATTAATGCATCTTGGAATAGTTTACCACCCATACCAGCGTTTACAACTGAGTTCCAGTCTTGTAATGATACTTTACCTGTAGCTAAAGCTTGTGATAATTGATACATAGCAGTTGACGCTTGTGTTGATGATGAGCCAGATGCCGCTGCCAAGTTAGCTATACCTTTTATTGCTGCTGTAGAAGTTTTCAAGTCGACACCTGCTGCTGTGAATGTACCTATATTTTTTGTCATTTCGGCAAAGTTATATATAGTTTTATCAGCATAATCATTTAATTCATTTAATGTGCTTGTAACATCTTTCAAAGTAGTTCCTTCATGAGCAGTATTTGTTAATATGGTTTGTATAGAGTTCATCTTGGTTTCATACTCATTAAAGCCATCAGTTATAGGCTGTATAGTTAATGCACTTACAAGGTTTTTACCAGCATTTACAGCACTATTTGTGATATTAGATAACACTGTTGCGCCTACGACACCAAGAGTCGAGAATTTAGCTTTAACAGTTTCTACTCCTTGACCCAACCCATTTAAATTAACTTTACTTGCAGCTCTACTAATGTTGTCTAATCCTTTATTACCTTCATTCATTTTGAGCTTTTCGTTTAAATTTTTAAGACTATTTAGAGTGGTTTTTACTCCGCTCTCAAATCCTTGATTATTAAACTCCATTTGGACAATTCTTTTATCAATTGAACTCATGCATTAACAACCTCCTTCCATGCTTCTTCGGCTATCCTATCAAATATAGGTCTCATGGCCGGATTTATATAGTCTCTTCCTGCTACATAACCACCGGTACCGGTACCATGACCATATTGGAGTATTACCGCAATATTAACACCCTTATTAGTATTACTATTAGACCAATAAATAGTGTGTGTATCGCCGTTTGATGATACTTCATAACTCCATGAATTTGCTGTAGTTCCAGTATCAGTTGGAGTAGCGCTAGATAACGCTGATACACCTTCTTGCCCATAGCGTTCAAGTATTTGCCTAATCTGAAAACTTTTCATCTTTTCCAAAAATTTAAATGTTTTATTGAAATCACCTTTACTAGTGATTTTTACTTCCATTGTTCAATCTCACCGCCTTTATTTATTAAGACGTTGAATCTCATGCATAACATCGTTATAGTTATATCCCGCTTCTTCTAGTAACATTTTACAAATTTCATCTTCTCCCCATTTACCTTCTACAACCTCTTCTGCTACTTCATGTATTGATAAATTCATTCTTTTTCTAAGCATGGTATTAACTCTCTCGTCAACTATGTGTTTGTCGTATCCAGCTGTACTTAATTCTTTGCTACATAACTTACTCTTTTTACCAATTACAATTTCTTTTGCAATACGTTTATTATTGTTTTTATGACGATTATTAGCAACTCGATCGAATGAATTCATGGCGTTCACCTATCCTTTAGTTTTTAAATTTTTCTTTCTCGCTTCGTTTAATGCTCTATTTCGTTGTAGTATTTCATTTCGTCCCATCTTTTTAGGTGGGGAATTTTTAATATTACATACTTTTACAAGAGTTAATAATCTATTAATGTGCCATTTTTGGCATTCAAATGGAATATTAAAAGCAACCATCCAATAATATATTATTTCAGAGGTTATAATTTCCCTATTAGGGGTTTGATTTGTATCACTAAAGGTCGTAGCAGTCATTGGGTTTTCTATATATTCATTTATATCTTTTAAGTTATTTTCAGTTAAGCGGGTATAAACATCTGCGTCAACATTTTGGGTTATTGTCATACAACGAACATAATCTATTACTTCTTCAAGCGTTTTATCTTTTCCATCTAAAAATGGTTTATGCCATTTGGCTTCCCATTTTGAAATGGAGACTAGAGAATGTTCTAGTTGTAAGGACTGTTCCTTGAACAATATAAATTCATTACTAACTTCATCGTAGTATTCCATTGCAGGTACAGTTATTTTTAACATCTCCAGTCACCTTAACCTTTCTATTTCATGCTAGTAGGTAATATACCATTTATGAATTCTGTAGCAGCTTTATCATCAAGTGCTAATTCCATAAATATTTCGCTGTATGCTTCTGTCTGAGAAAATGCATCTGATAATTCCTTACTCTTGATGAATCTTCTTCCATCTGGTGATTTTTCCCCATACGCTTTTAGTACTATTTGTTTAAAAGTACGTATTATTTCTTTATTATCTTTTGAGTTAACGATGTTTTCTAGCATTTGAGCTAGCCCTCCGTCTACAGATAATTCCATTTCAGTTACCTCAGCTTTAGATAGGTTGAAATAGAAATCTTCAGTTCTTTCAACGCCATTATAATCAGTATAAGTTACAGTTTTCTTTAACATATTCAAATCTCTCCTTAATCAAAAATTAAAATATAAGAGCCCCCGTAAAAAATGCGAGAGCTCTTTTTGTTTACAATAAAATATATTAACCAGCGATTATGCACCAGCAAGTATTGTCTTTAATTCATCAGGTAATGGTAATTTAGCGTCAGTAGCTCCCTCACCATATAACATATCTTCTATTTTTTTTAATTTTTCAGGGTCTATTTTAGTAGAGTCTATAGTTACACTTGCTGTAGGTTTAAATCCTGCTACATTTACAGGTGTTGTAGTTACTTCCCATGAGAAAGTTATTGCTTCTGGACTATCATTTATTGTTTGATAACCTTTTTCACTAGGAGCAGCTTTTGCACCGTAAATTAAGTGTAGTTTATATCCATATTCATTACTTTTAACATCATTACCTAGAACTGTTCTATAGCATAATCCGAAAGTTTTTCTATCTTGTTGACCTATAGTAACACCTGTTCCTAAAGACGCAGAACCATCACAAGCTTCAAACTCTTCTGGATAAGTATAAGCTTCTATAGTTGCTCCAAATTCTTCTGCTGAGAATAATTCCAAGTATTTTATATCATCCGCATATAATGGTGTTGCTTCTGCTCCAGAAGGACTTTCTGTTACAGCAGTTAATCCATTCCATGCTACACCTTTATTATATGCTCCAGTTTCATCTTGTATATATAATACACCATTTTTTACGCCTGTTTCGTAAAGACGTTTACCACTTTCATCCCAAACTATTTTAGCCATGTTAGCTTTCCTCCTTAAATTTAATAATAAATCGTGAACACGTAATGATATAAATTATCACTACAATATGCTCTATCAAACTTACACATTTGAAATTCTTTTAAAACGTTTTCTATTATATCAATATTTGGTTGCTTATAAATAAACATTAATGTATAGCTATTAATATATTGGTATATACTATCATTAGCACGCTTAGTGTCACCATCACCAATTGTATAAATTACACATGGATAAGTTAATTTCACAGATGCTGGAGGCTGAAAATATACATGATCATTTTCCATAATATATTCAAGTTGTGATTGCAGTTCTAATCTTCTATTCATTGTATAAGCCTCCAATCGTTAACAGTAATCTTGGATACTGAACTTCAACATCTGTTATTTTCCATTTAGCTCCCATGAATACGACATAGCGCATTGCATGAAAGTTATTATTGGCAAATGGGTCGGCTATGATGCTAATCTGATTTGATATATTAATATCGTCATTTATTTTACTTCTTTCTTGTAAACGTCTAGAGTTTCGAATTACATCTCCGAAGTACATGTTCTCTGTTATCTGTTCTTCATATATACCAGGTTCAGTTTCGACAGTTAGAGCATAACCGATTAATCCACAAAACTTTGCCATTTTGAATTATTCCTTTCTATTTTAAGAGTTGGATTAATTTCCGCCTGTTTGTGCAGCTGCAGCTTGGTCTAATGCTACTGCTATAGCAGAGAAAGGTTTAACTAATGCACCAGAGCATCTAGTTTCCATTAAGTATTTTTGTTGGTTGTAGTCTATATCGAAATCGTCGAACATATTAATAGCTCCACCTTTATCAGCACCAACATAGTAGTCAACTAGGTTAACCATGATAGCCATTAAAGGTTTTTCAACTTTATTAACCATAGTTTTAGCATTTTCCATAACTTCAACAGGTACTATTTCTTTAACTCTTAAAGCTGTAGCTAATTTATCAACTGTGTCATATATTACTCTTCCGTTTTTGTCTTCTAATAATAAGCAATTAGTTATAACATCTTCAGTAGTGAATAGAGTTGGACTTCCTGATCCTTTGTATTCTTTTCTTGATTTTATAACTGTTCTTATAAATGCTTTCGCTATTTCATCTTCAGTTGCTTTAGCTGCTACAGAAACAGGAGCTTTAACGCAGTATAAATCTTCATCTCTAGATATAGGTCTTATGTTCATTTCATTGATTTTGTCATCATCAGAACTAGATCTTCCATCACCTACTAATATAGCTCTTGCTATTTCCTCATCTAGCATCATTCTCATTTCCATTTTTAACCATGCTACTACATCGAAATCTGTTATATCAACAACATCATCTCTATCTAATTTTTGCTTTTTGTATATAGTTGTTGGAGTAGTAGTTCTTTTTAATAGTGTGAATACTTCTTCTTTCTTTAAGTTACCTTTGATATAACCTTTAGCTCTTGCTTGATCAGCAGTTATATCAGCGAACATAGATTTTATTCTAGAGAATGGTACATGATGAACCCCTCTCATTACTTTTTGTACATAAGAGTCGTCTCTTTTTATAAAATCCGGTGGTGTGTTAACGTTTTTAGCGTCTGGGAATAACCATTCTATATCTTTGATACCATAATCATCAGCATGAGCTAAAAAGCTTTCTTTTAAAGATCCATATCTTTTAGCATCTTTTAATATAGTGTCCATAGCATCATGTGATAATACATTATTGTTTTCAGTTTCTCTACCTTCAAATACATTATGTTTCATTTCTTGTTCTCCTCCATCTTCTTCAATATTATTTTCATTTTCTTCTATGGCAGATTGTGCCATGCTTTTATCTTCTAAAGCTTGCCCTATTAGAGCATATACAACATTCTTTTGCTCTTCATTTAAAGTGTCAAATACATCTTGAATAGTCTTTTCGTTATTGTCCACTTCATCATCTCCCTTTTTACCTTTTTCATCAACTTTATCTTCTTTATCACTTGGTTTGTCATCAGCATGTTGTAGTGTTAATTCTTCACCTGTATATATAACTGCTTCATCCTCGCAAAATTCGCCATGTCTTATTACAGAGTCTATAAAAGCTCCAGGATTAGCACCAGCTAACACTAAACTTACTTCTCTTATAGTTCCATGCATTACATTTGAACCTTTTTGTTTAAGTTGATTAGCGTAAATAGATAAAGCTGTAACATCACCATGTTCTACTAGTAGCTTTGCATTTTTACCAGCTTCTGTATCATTGAAAGTACAATAAGCGTAAACGCCTTCGTCTCTGTTTTCTAATACTGCATGGCCTAATACATTAGCTGATTCATTGTGTTGATGATTCCATACTAGTGGAACAGTTTGCCCATCATGTTGCTTAAAGGCATCTTTTAAAATTGTTCTACCGTCTGAGCATCTAATATTGTTTTTAGTTGCCCATCCACTAAAGTCGTATTTCATCTAACTATTCCTCCTTCTTCTCAGTATCGTCTACTGCATTTTGAACTTCTGGCGCATTCTCGATTTCTTCAGCATTTTTGTTTAAGTTCTTGTTACGTAATTCGTCTGCGTCAGGGTCGTCGGATGGTTTCCATCCCATAATTTGTCTAATTTCATTTGATGTCGCTATTTCATTACGTGTTAATTTATCAGCAATCTCGGCAAGATCATTAACTGGAACTAGTTTGAATGGATCTCTAAAGTAAACTATGTCTTGTTTTCTAGTTCTAGCTGTTTTGGTTAGGAATTTCCTTTTCATTTCGTCAACTATAGCTGAAACTATAGGCTCAATTGTTCTATTGTAGTAATTTAACATAGTTTTATCATCAGCTGTACCATCTAATATAGTCTGAGTGATACCTAACTGGCCATATAGCATACTCGTTAAGTATTCAATCTGCTTCATTAAATTGTTCTCAACTGGTCGATTCAACTGTGTTATCTTTTCGGTTCCATCAGTGTAGGCTATACCATACTTAGAACCTGTAAGTTGCATTTCTATTTCTTTACGTCTATTTTCAGCTTGTTGTTTTCTTGCCTCAGATTTGATAACATAAGGTAATTGTATAATTAAATCTAATTTACCAGAACCACTTTGTTCATCTATAACATCCAAAAGATTAAGTTTTCTTATAAGACGTTGCATAGTTGAGTTTGGTTCATTTATGACCGCATATAAAGGATTCTCTATTATGGCGACCATACTTTTTGGCAATAGTAGATCTTCTTTCTGTCCAGTTTTATCATTATATATTCTAACTTTAACATGTTGTGGACGCCACTCCAGTATTTGTCCTACTCTTAGACTGTTTATATCATAAGAGCCAGATATATTAGGATTTATAGTAGTATCAACAGGAACTATAGCAATACAACCTTCATCCATCATAGACATAACGGCATCTTGTATAAATGCTTTTGCTGTTTGGTCCATGTTTGCACTAAGAGTTAAACACTCATTTAAACTAGTATCCATCTCTTCAACAAAACGACCATTGTCATCCAATTTAACATGCATAATATCTATAGATGCTACGTCTAATGCTATTCTATTGTAAACTGATACGACAATACTTCTTTCATTACCTCTAGTTAAGTGCATTCTAAAAGGATTATAGCTGCTTATGTGCTCGCCATAATTGTATCTTGGTGTTGGGTCTTTGTTTAGGAAGGCATTCCATGCATGCATTAGTCTATCGCTAAAAGCCATTTTGACGTTTTCACCTCCTACTCGAAAGCATCTTTATTTAATTTATATGCAACGTAAGCATCCATCATAGCTGCTACGGCATCAATCTTTTGTTCATATCTTTTCTTTAATAATTTTCTATTACCATTTGTATCTTCTAATGTTATACAGTTTCCCATAGCAAATGTCATAAGTTCTTCATCAAATAATAGCATTCTATCCTCTGCTAATTTCTTTAATTCACCTAATGGAACTGATTCAGTCTTAGCACCTTGTATAACTTTCTCTATTCCAAATGGACCGTTCTCAGATTCCCATCTTTCAACAAATGCTTTTGCATTATAAGGGTCAAATCCAAAGCATCTAACATCATAATCTCTTTCGATTATATGAGCATCGAGGTCTTCATAAACTTCGGTCATATCTAGAACAGTTCCTTCCAATACTATAAGACTTCCTTCTTGTAAGAATTCATCATACTTTAATCTCATAGCTCCTGGTAATTTATGAAGGGTTTTGGATGTGATATAGTTTCTAGTCTTAATTCCAAAAGCACCATCTCTTAAAGGAAACATGAACGTGAATGCACAGAAGTCGTCACCTTGTGATAAGTCGGCTCCCAATGCGCATGGCATTTGCCAGAAATCTCTTTTTCTATGTGGAAGAGTTTCATCATAAGTGAAGAAATATGTATAACCTTCCATTGGAATACCAAAACGTTTAGCTAAAATATCATTTCTTGTAGCTGGAGCTTTTTCAGCTCTTTCGACATCTAACTGATAAGTCTCATATGTAACGGTCTTTCCTAAATTTGGATTTGCTTTTAACCAAGTTCTAGGATTATTAACCTCTTCTATATCATCAAGTCGATAATACCAAATCGAAACATGTGGGTTAACATATTCACCTTTAAGAATTTCCATTAGTTCCATTTTGATTGTATCACCACTACCATTTCTTACTGTCCCTTCTGAACTTGTTGCTACTATCAAATAGTCATCTAGTTTAGACGCCCCTTGTTCAACTGCACCTATGACATCTTCTCTTATATCGCCAGAAAGCCATTCGTCTATTGTCGCCACTTTACATCTCAACCCTTGAAGTTTGTTAACACTCATCGGTCTTATCTCTAACAGAGACCCTGTTAAAAAATTTTCTATACCTTTTTTAGTGGATGCTAATTTCATTCTATTAGCTTTAGAGCCAGTTGTATTTTGTATAGAGCCTTCAGTTAAAAACTGAAATAAAGGACCTCTAGATCTTGTTATAGATGTTCTTATTGGTGATAGTATTTCTTCTGCTTGTTTCATGGTAGGAGCGGTTGTTATTTGATGAGTAGTTGTAGTATCTACATTTAGAAAATAATTCTGTATACATGAGCTGTACATAGATTTGGCTGCACCTCTGGCAACTATTAAATATTGTTTATTAACTAGTCTTTTTTTAACGGTTTTTGTTACATATCTACCGTCATGGCCATCAGGCGAAGGCTCATATACACTTCTTTCTACAAAGTAATACCAACCGAATATTTGTTCGGCCCAAAGTTTAAACGAGTCTAGTAAATGTAAATCCGCTCCATCGGTTAATGTAAGTTCTTTTTCGCAATAATCTACGAAACCGTTTATGGCTTGATCATCATAGTAGATTCCAGGGTTAGCTATCAGCTCATCTATACGGTTCATTTCCATGGAAATCTCTTTACATACTGGAATCTCTCCTCTTATAACGGCATCTCTAAACTTACCATAATAGATAGGAGTGGCTGTGTTTGATAATGCCATTTTGAGTTCTCCTTTCTGCTATCCTTTTAACTTTTGTATAGCCAATGCTATAGCTAATACTGAGTTTGTTACAGCCACAGCAGTTCCAACTTCAGCTAAAACTTTATCAACGTTAACTTTGCCTGCATTCATTTGCTCTGTTGACAGTCTAGCATATTGTTGTTCCATATTAAGTCTATTGACTCTTTCTCTTAATTCTTTATCAGTCATTGCTTTTGCAGTTTGTACTTGTTGCTTTTGCATTTTTCTTTGTTTTTTACTAGAAACTTTTTTATTGATATTTTGTGATTCTGTAACTATTGTGCCAGCAGCTTCTACTCTCTTTTTTGTTTTATGTAGATCGACTGGCTCATGTCCTAATTGGGCATCAGTTCTTCTAATTCCCCATTTCATACCTTTAATTCCATGATGATAAAGTTCATTATCGTTATAATCGATAGACCACATTTAACTCACCTCCTAACGTTGAATTGATGACAAATCTTTTTTCTTTTTCTTTGTTTCTTTAGTCATAGTATAATCAGCATAGTACTTCAAATCATCTTTTGTTAACTTCATAGAACCAGTTTGATTAAGCTTATCCATATTTAGTATTATCAATGGATCTTGAGCAGTACCTTTCCTATCGTTAACATCGCTTAAAGCATCAAAGCCTTGCTTTACTAAATTAGCATAAAAATTATTGCTGGAAGTTTCTGCTTTCTTAGATAATACAGCATTTGACACAAATTCCTCGGCTAATTTTCTAGCTTTTCTACTTTCAGGATCATTAAGTTTGGAAATTTTCTTCTGATATGATTTCTCTGTTTTCTCCATAAATATAACATTCTCGTTATGGGCTTTTGCCATATCTTTAGCTACTTGTTTAGGATTTTCTTTTGCTATTTTTATAAATGCATTAACTACATCCTTGTCGCTAGCTACCGATATGTCTTTTTTAACCATAAACGTATTCTTATATCCTCTTCCATCATACATAAAATTACCCATCATATCAGCGTACATGTTTTTGTCATAGTCGGTATAGGCTGTATATAAACGATTTTTCTTACCGCTTTTATATTGGCCTCTAGTTATTGTTTGAAATTCGGTGCCCGACTTTATAGTTCTACTCTTAGAATTAATTTCATCTTTTTGCTTTCTAACACTTTTCTTTTTAAAAGATTGTTTGTCATCGTATTCATAATCGTCGTATTTTTTCTTACCTGCAGGAGTTAAATGTCCGGATTTATCTTCATATCTTCTAATTCCCCATTTCATGCCTTTGACACCGAAATGCTTAAGCTCATCATTCATACCCTCACCTCCTTTCGAATTATTCTTCATCAGAAGGTGGTGTATCTTCTATTTTAGGATCTCCTTCCAAAAATATACGCCATTCTATTTCAGATAATGTTCTATTAATACTTTCAATTAAAGCACTGCTAGTAGGTGGATCGAAAAGTAATCTTACTTTTAGATAAATATAAGTTTTAACCATGTTAAGATTATTCTCAGTTGTATACTCATCCCAACTCGAATTTTCATCTACTATCATAAATCCGTTTTTTGGTCCGACACCTAATTGGTTCAGCATAGCAAAAGCAGTATTTATATGAACCATTATATCTTCGTCAAAGTTTGTATAATCTGGTACTATACCCAATAGTTTCTTTATTGAAAGTAATATACTATCCATCAATTTTATCACCTCCAGGCTTATACTAAATCATAACCTTTTTCTTCATGGTATTTCTTTGTTGCTTTATCTGCAGCTCTACCATCTTTATAAATTTTTTGCCATTTTTCTATTTCTTCTTTACTTTTTCCAAGATCATCAGCGAAAGGAGTTGGGAGTTCTGTAACTTTAGTTACTTTTAAAGTTTTTTCTCTTTCAAATACTATTATAGGTTGCATTCTATGAGCTAGCGCATCTTCTGTATCTACAATTGCGTCATATCCTTTATCTTTTAGTGCTTTTATAAAGGCGTCTTTATTTTGCGGATTCCTATAAATATCCATAGAAAATATAGCATAATATTCAGCTATATCTTTATTCAATCCTTGCTTAACTAACGCGTCCATCAATCGTTTCGGTTTACCAGCCAGTTCATTTGAATAAGCGCTCTTATTATTTTGTTTAACACGTAATATAGACATGTTATCTAATTTTTCAGTGCCTAATAGTTCTAAAAAAGTATTAATTTTTTCAACTTCGCCAGCTACTTTTATGTCCTTCTTGGCAACCATTGTTAAATCGAAAGTTTTTCCAGCACCTTGACATTCATCAAGCCAAGTTGATATTTCTTTTCTGTATCCTTTTACATCTTCATCTTTATAGGACACATAAGCGTATCCTTTTCTATCCTTAGAATTGCTAGCAGACACTCTATGAAATTTCGAACCTTTTTTAATTGTCATATAGCTTGAATGTTCTTCTACCTTATAAGCTCTCCCTGCCAGTCTATCTAATTCTTCTTTATCTCTTCTAACTCCCCATTTCATGCCTTTAACTCCATAGTGGCATAAATAGTTATAACCCCACATATCACTCACCTCCTCCATGGGCAAGTATCGTTTTTAGACCTTTCTATAAATTCTCCAAATAGTATATCTTCATCGCCATAGTGTATTGCATCATGAGTTCTTTTAGTGGTGCAAATCATATAGTCTGGATTCAACAAAAACTCTGTCTGATTAATCACATCATACTTTGTCAATGGATTCATATGATGAATGATGATTCTATTATCAATCTCTCTATCCTCTATTCCTAAATCACAAGCATTGTCTCGTAGAATTACATAATCTCTTATTCTTTTCCACTCTGCTGACCTATAAAACTTCTGATTTAAATATCGGTCAAAGCCAAATGTCTCTTCTCCAACCTTACCGCCTAATTTTAGATAGCGGTATCGCTCTTTGAATGTTTTTAGCTTAATCAATTCTTGATAGGTTCTAATATTCATCATCTTCGTCACCATCCATACTAGTCATTTGCCCACTATAGTTTTGCATTGCTTTAAGAGCATTAGAATATAGCTCTTCGATTCTCTTAGCTGATTGTAAGTTCTCAGTTTTAGCAACTATAAGTTCTTTCTGCTTTTCAAGTATCTCCCTTTCTATCTTTTCTTTAGTTGTAGCTAGTTTTAGATAGTGAGTTATCACTTGAGAAGACGCAGTCCCCTCTATAAGCTGCTTCTCAGCTAAGTCTACAGCTAAAGCTATCATCTGATTCTCTCTTGCTTCTGGAGTTGTAGCAGGTCTAATTTTTTTCTCAGTGTTTTCTCTATTAGTTTTGCTTCGTTTTGCCATTGTTTCGCCTCCTTTTCCACAAGATTAAATATAGTTTGTATGTGGTATTTTAGCAGACTTACAGACTTTTTAGCGCCGAAAGGAGAGGAAAAAACGCTAGCATTAATTAATGCACCTGTAAGCCCCCTAAAATATCACATACAAACTTAAAGTGTTTTTCAAAAATATCCCCGCGGAGAATTTTTTAGGAGGCGATAGATGAGAGCCGGGTTATGGCTGGGGCTTATTTTTCATATCCTTTTA